GACAGCAAGGGCAGGGGGCGCAGTGTCGAGAACTGCCAGGGGGTCACCTCCCTGTTCTTTGACCTTGACCTGCTCGGCCTGGTGGATGCTGCCCGGCTGGCTCGAGGGCAGACCCTGCCTGACAAGGCTGCAGACCGCAAGGCACACATGTACCAGATGCCGGAGGAGCAGCGGCAGGAGTGGCTTGACCTGCTCCTGCAGGATGTGGGTGGCATCCTCGAGGCGGTCATGGGTGCGCCCCCTACCCTCACCATCTGCAGCGGCTGGGGCTTTCACTTCCACTACGCCATCACTGAGCCCATGCGGCAGGAGAAGGCTGCCCTGCAGGCGCTTCACGCTGCAGTGGTTGACGAGTGCAACCGGCAAGCCAGCGAGCTCGGGCAGACCCTGCACCCACCCCTCACCACCTACCACAAGGCATATGACCGCACGCACGATGTAGGGGCGCGCCTTGCTCGAGCACCAGGCAGCCAGAACACCAAGTGTCAATGGCGCATGCTGCCCGTCGAGGTGGTGTCTGCTTCTGAGACTGTCCTGGACTCAGACACAGTGGGCAGGCTGCGCCAGCAGTGGAGACGGCAGGGCCAGCTCACAGCCAACGACAAGGCGAAGACAAAGCCCAGCCCAGTGCCCAAGCGCAAGCGCCCAAGGCAAGCCAAGAGCGTTGACGTTGACTTCCGGTCACAGCGACTGGCAGACGGCAGAGCATGGCAGCAGCTCGCTGACGCACTGGCACCGGGTGAGCGCCTGAAGGTCATCTGCCCCTTTGGTGGCACCTCGGTAGGCTCGGGCTTCTTTCATCGTGAGGCTGATGGGCGGGTGCGCTACTACTCTGCCCCTCAGGCTACCACCTATTGGAACAGCTACAAGCCCCAGACAACCCCGGGCCTGGTGGACCTGCGCAGGGGGCCACCTCGGAAGGATGGCAGCCCCGGAAACATCCTCAACACCATCACCAACCTGCACACCATGCTCACCCATGACGCTGCCTTCAGCCTGTGGTTCGATGACTTCCGCCAGCAGGAGATGGATGGGCACCAGGTGGTGGATGATGGCATCTGGGTGCGAGTCATCACCCACATGGAAACCGCCTATGACTGGCAGTGGCGCGTTGGTCGCGAGCTGATGTTCTCGGCAGTGGAATACGTCTGCCGGCAGACCACACGCAACCCGGTGCAGGCCTACGTCAAAGGTCTCAAGTGGGATGGGCTGCCCCGGATCGATCGTTGGCTGCTCGAGGTCTGCCACACAGAAGACCTGCCCGTGTATCGGGTCTACGCTGCCAAGTGGGTCATCGGCCTCATGGCTCGGCTCTTCTCCCCTGGCTGTCAGCTACAGAACTGCATGCTGCTCACCGGCCCACAGGGCTGGGGCAAGAGCAGTGTGTGGCGCTGCTGGGCAAACTGGCCAGGGCAGGAAGGGCTTTACTCGGATACTCGATTTAACATCAAGGATAAGGACTGCTACTTGCAGCTCTATAGCGCTCTTATCTATGAAGACGCGGAAATGGGCAGCAGTCGGCATGCCGACCAGGAGACCCGAAAGGCATTCATCACCAGCGCAGTCGACCGCTTCCGCCCCCCATTTGGGCGCAAGATGCGCAGCTACAAGCGGCACACAGTCATCACGATGACCTCAAACGAGCAGGACGTGCTGAGAGATCGAACGGGAAGCCGTAGGTACTGGGTGGTTCCCTGCTCGGGTGCAGCTGCAGGTCTGGACTGGCTGCGCAAGTACAGGGACCAGATGTTGGCAGAAGCGTACCAGGCCTACCAGGAGGGGCAGCACTGGTGGCTCACCCCTGAAGAGTCACGCATGCAGCGGAAAGCCAACGGAGACTTCCAGTACCTGGACTGGTTCACCCAGTGTGCTCAGGTGGCTTGGGATGCAAACCAGGGTGGCAGGCGCAACCGGTTCACAGTCAGTGAATTTGCCCAAGCCATTGACCACAATCTGTCCGTACAGCGCTTTGGACTCTCGCTATCTTCAGCGCTGCACACTGCAGGGTTCAAGCGGTACCGCTCAGGTGGTGCCACCTACTACTACAAGCCCGGTGACTCTACAGGCGCAGGCACCGGTCTGATCCAAATCCGCGCCCTAACCCGTACCGAGCTTGAGCAGAAGACCGGTATTTAGAGAGGACACACCATGTTTGAAATGTTCAGCTTTACCGATGACCGAAAGGAACTGGCTGCAGCCCTGGTCAAGGCACAGACCTCGATGGGGGCAGCAGTCAAGGACAGCAAGAACCCACACTACCGCAGCAGCTATGCCAGCCTCAGTGCAGTCATTGACGCTGTGGTGCCCTGCCTGAATGCACAGGGTGTGGCTGTGATGCAGCTGCCCCACCTCGATGAATCCTATGTGCAGCTCACCACCATCCTGATGCACACCAGTGGGCAGATGCTCAGCAGCACTGTGGCCAGCCCCATGGGAAAGAAGCAGGATGCACAGGCTGTGGGCTCGGCCATCACCTACCTGCGCCGCTATGCCCTGCAGAGCATCATGGGGCTGCCTGTAGAGGATGATGATGGCCACGCTGCCAGTCGGCGCACTGTGCAGCCCCGGAGCCTTCCCAGCACCGAGACTACTGCTGCCCGTATTGTCAGCGAGCTTGCAGCAGTAGGGCTGAGCGTACAGGCCTACACCACCTGGGCAGGCAAGGCAGGCAAGCCCCCTATCAATGCCATGACCCCTTCCCAACAGAAGATGTGCCTCGAGTGGCTCACCCATGGCAACGGCATCGATGCCATCAAGGCTGCCCAGTAGCACTACCCCACCCACCCACAGCAGCGAGAGGACATCATGCAGCTGTTCGAGCAAGCACCTACAAAAGATGAACTGTTGGCGTATATCGATACCCAGCAGAGCCCTGCGAAACTGGGCACGATTTGCGATCACTTTGGAATTGTATGCCCCACCCCTGATCGGCGTAAAGGTTCAGTCTACAGCCAAGTGCGAAGCATACTCCGCGAGCTTGCTCGCGAGGGAGCTATTGCCAGAAGACAACACCGACCAAGAGGCTGGTACTGGTACTACAGCATTCCGCGTTTGGTGGAAGAGGTACAGCAAGAGCAGGCACAGAAACCGAATGTGAACCTGCAGCCTGTTGCGCCTTCTATCAGCCTCGATGACCTGAAGGCAAAGGCGAAGGAATGCAGTAGGCGCATGCACAAGCTGCAGGATGAAATCGACAACGCACAGCAGGAACTTGACAAGCAGTCTGCACGACTCGATGTGCTGCTCAGCTTGATCGATCCCTTCGACGCAGACTTTGAACCGCTGTGGGAGTGTCATAATGATTGATGCAAGCAAGGCTGACCCCTACGAGGACGCGCAGCTGTTCATTGGTGTTGACCCTGGCCCCAAGGTGCTCGGCCTGGTGGTCTACGCTGTGAAGCCGGGTGACACCCTCGGCACTGTCATCCTGGCAGATGGCAAGGCTGACCCCATCCGAGCACGACAGGTCATCGCCACCCTGGCTGCAGACCGGCCCATTGTGGTGCTCGAGCACACCCACCCAGGCCCACCCAGCTGGGCTGTGATTCACACTACAGTCATGCTGGGCCGTATCTGGGAGTATGCAAGCATTCAGGAAGTGCAGGTTTTCCCTGCCCATCGCAAGAACGTCAAGGCGCTGCTGGGCAACAGTGACAGCGCCATCCGGCGCACCATCTGCGAGCTGCACGGCTACGATGCACGAACCTTGCACCCTTCCCATGAGGGGCGCTTGCATGGCGTGTCATCGCATGCCTGGCAGGCCCTTGCTGCTGTCCTGTTCCACATCCACAAGCACCACCACCCCATCACCAAAGAGGACGCCCCATGATTCCCAGCCACATTGAAACGGCAAACTGGTCTGATGCTGAATACTTTGCCTTCCCTGCGATGAATGCCACAGCCCTCAAGCAGCTTGCCAAGAGCCCCCAGCTGTACAAGCACCACCTGAAGAACCCCAAGCCCAAGACCTCGAGCATGGTGCTGGGCTCGGCTACCCACTGCCTCACCTTCGAGCCCTACGCATGGGCTGAGCGGTACGCTGTGTGGGATGGGGGCAGCAGGCGAACGAAGGCCTACAAAGAGTGGGCAGAAGCCCATGAGGCTGAAGGCCTGCAAGTCATCACTGCAGACGAGCATGCCCGAGCCCTCGAGACTGCAGAAGCTGCGAGCAAGCACCCCCTGCTCAGTGAGCTGCTGATTGCAAAGGGCACCCAGGTCGAACGTGCAATCGTGTGGCAGGGGCTCTTTGGTCCGTGCAAAGCCAAGATCGATCTACTGCACTACAGTGACAAGCACGGGCTGGTTATCGCAGACCTGAAGACCACAAGCTCAGACCTCGACGAGCACAGCCTCACCCACACCATTGGGCGCTATCTGGTGCACCTGCAGCTCTGGCACTACGTGCACGCTGCCTGCATGCTGCTGGATGTGGACTTGGGCAACGTTGACCGGTTGCGCCTGGTGGCAGTCTACGCGCAGACCTCTGCCCCTCATGATGTGGTTGCCTGCGAGCTTGGGCCAGAGACCATGATGCAGACGGCAGACCTGTACCGCGAGCTCGCGGCCCTATACGAGGGCTGCACCACAATGGGCTACTGGCCCGGGTATTCCCCACAGCGGACCGTTGAGGTACCGCACTATTACACCACCATCAAGAAGTGAGAGGACACCATGCCTGCAAACATCACCATCACTGCCCGTCTGGCGCGCCCTCCTGAGGTGCGCGAGAGCAACAGCGGCACCACCATCTGCACCCTGACGCTGCCCAATGACACCGGCTGGGGCGACAACAAGACCACCACCTGGTGGAGCTGTGTGCTGTTTGGCAAGCGCGCAGAAGCTGCAGCCAAGCACCTGGACAAGGGGCAGTGGGTCACTGTCAGTGGGGAGCCGAGCCTGCGCAAGTACAACAAGCGGGATGGGACCCAGGGCACATCGCTTGAGGTGAAGGTTCATGACTGGGGCTTCTGTGGCCCCAAGGTGCAGCAGTCACAGTCTGAGCGAGTTGCCCAAGATAATGGTCGTTCGCGCTCAAATCTGAGAGGCTACCCAGAACCCATCCCTGGCCTTCCCTTCTGAGGCTTGCGCTTCCCTGCCTTGTTGAGGGCTATGGCTACGCTTTGACGTTGGCTGTAGCCCTCCTTCTTCAGCTTCTTGATGTTGCTGCTGATAGTCTTGTCTGACTTACCGGACTTCAGGGGCATGGCTCACCTCGGGCAGGGTGTGGCGCAGTGTCATCACGAGCAGTGCACACTGGAGCAGCAGCAGACGAGAGACCACCCTGCGCCTACTTGTGTGTCGCAAGGTCGCGGATGAGCTGCCCGAGGGTTTCAGTGAGCTGCCTGAGGTCTCGCTGGGTGTCACGCAATGCCTCCAGCTGCAGCTCGAGTCTTGTGACTCGGGTCTGCAGGTCTGAGGTCACACCCTGCGCCGCTTCAGGGTGTTTGCCTGACATTAGCCTATCCTTGACAAGGAGCGCAAGCACGGCAGACAGCAGGCCGGCTACACCTCCACCACCTACACCCCACATATCTGAGTGAGTGGTAACGATAGGGCCAGCCTCTTGAGCAAAGGCAGCAAGATGGAGCAGTAGCCAGAGCATCAGCCGTCCAGCTGGTCAAGGGCTTCACGCATGCCCTCAAGAATCTCAACGCGCCCTTCCAGCAGGGCATCTACGACGTAAGAAATAGCCAGGTCGCTGATGCGCTCCCAGATAGCATTCCGGGGCTCAATGATGGCATCGAGCACCTCAATGATGGTTTGCTTGTTGCCTACTACCAGGGCTCTGCCGAGCCTGTGCAGTCGTTCGGTGCGTTGCTCTCGTGTCATGGCGCTACCTCTTGGGTGTACGTTTGCTCTTAGCTCGCTTGCCTGCCCGTTTGGCAAACAGGGCATCCTGTACGTCTTTCTTGGTGGCTCGGGTGTTGGGGGTCTTGCTCTTGCTGACCACCTTGGTGGGCCTGCAGTATTGACTCTTGGCATCACCCGAGTGGCCACAGGGCTTGCCTGTTTTCTTGTCTACCCACTTTTCTCGCGCCCATCTGCGCAGACTCTTGCCTTTGTCGGTCTTCCGTACTTGGCCCTTGCGCTTCCTGCACTTGGCAACAGCCTGAGAGGCTCGGGCAGACGGCCAAACCTTGTAGCGTGCCTTGACCTCTCTGGTGCAGGCATCATCAGCCATCGGATGCCACCAACTGCCAGTGTGGCCCATCCTTAAATGATGTCCAGTCTCCGCCCCACTCGAGGCGATGACCTGCACCCACCTTGCCGGCCTGCTGCAGGCGCTTCCACACAGCCTTGATGTGAGCTGCAAGGGGGTGGTAGTAGTCCCAGTCCCAGGAGATGCCGCCCACATAGGGCGCAGCATCTACAGCCATGCTGGGGGACCGGTTGTGGTAGCTGTTGGGCCAGGAGAGCTGTGAGGCACCTGAGGCTTTGAGCTCGTTTTGCTTCTGCTCGTCTCGGTAGCCCTCAAGAATGCTGATGTCAGACGGGCAGGCAGGGTCTGCCAGTGCCTCAGTCATCAGCAGGATGAGGTCAGGGTGGCAGCTGTTCAGCCGGTCAAGACTTCTGCTCGAGTATGCCCAGCTCATGAGGTCACCTTGCTCACTGGTTTCGATGTCCACATCTTGCAGGACCAATAGCGCGCCTTGTTGGGCGGCCCTGGCTCGCTGCAATTGTGGCGGTCCCTGAATGCTTTGCGCTTCTTTGGGTTGTCCCGCCTGATTTCCATGTCAGGGTCACCAAACCGCACAGTGTAGCTCTTGCCGTTGTAGGTGCCCTTCACCACGAACTTCTTGGACCCATAGCCCGGTTCACCTTTCCTGATTCTGCGAGGCTTGGCCATCAGCGCGAATTCCTCAGGGCATCAACGCGCCCATAGACGTTGTCATCCATGCTACTGCTCTGCGAGATGGGCAACGATGGGTCGGGCGATAGACCGGGAGTCGCCTGCACTGGGGCTCGATGCGGAGTCGCTATCGTAAGCGGCAACGATAGGGTCAATGTCTGTACGGGCTCGGCAGGTCACCATGATGACGTGCGCCTCCGTCTCGTGAGTCAGCACTTCGTCGACAACCAGCTCACCCTGCACGACGTAGCCGGCCTGCTGGGTCTCGGTGTCAAACGAATCCATCACATCGAGCGACATCATCCCTCCGTTGGCCATGCGAGCCATGTGGTGTGCGTGACCAGCAAATCAAGGTCTAAATTTTGATTGCCCGAACACCAAATCATCGGGTACGCGTTTACCCGGTAATCGTGCTGAAACGGGTAGCCAGTGTTCGGCAACGAATACGTGCTGTTCATCGACAACGTACCGCCCGGTAGCAGCGTCGTAGCGTCGAATGCAGCAGCGTTTGCCGTACCCATGTAGTCCGCACCGGTGGCGTACCACCGATTGTGAAACGTAGACGGGTTGACCTTGCTAATCGAGTTGGTCCCGCCGTTGGCCGTTACGTTGCGGACAACGCAAGTACGCAAATTTGACGTGTTGTTGGCGATTCGGATACCCGCACCGACTGTGCCGTTGCCCGGTGTGGTCCCCCACGAGGGGTTTTTCGCGTACCCGACCGCGTACACACCGTTTCCGGTGGTGCCTGATGTGCGGCTTGACACGGTAGCGGTAATGTCTGCAGTCAGGACAACGTAGTCGGCTATTTCGGTCGCGGTGTTTGCTGTCAGGGCAATCGACCAATCAAAGTTGGAGCCCGCCACCTGCACAATGTGCAGTCCGGTCGCTTTGAGCGTAGCAGTGATACCGCTGTGGTTTTGATCAACCGTAAAGGACGTGCCACCCAGGGTGTAGGTGCCGCTCGATGACAGGTCAACGTCTACCGAACCGTTATCGATCCAGACCTTTGGCCAGGATACGTCAAGCACAGTGAGCACCTGGGCAGCGCCACTGGGTGCAGCTCCACCACTGGCACCGGTGCCGGGGTCAAAGCAGGGGGTGATTGGCATGACTCACTCCTGCCAGAAGACTTCAGAACCAGTGAACACCGGGTTGCTGGTAGCGTCATCCACTTTGACGAAGAGGTAGAGCGTACCGTTGCCAGGACCACCCAGGTCTTGCCACATGGGCATATCCACACTGAACATGGCACACTTGGTGGTTGCCGTTGTGATGCCTGCTACGAGGTCTGCCTCTGTGTCAGGAACCAACACAATATCACCGGCTGCATCCTCACACAGTCGAATGGTGACCTTGGTGGCACTGGTGGCACTGGTGAGCACAATCTGCAGGCCGTTGATGATGCCCCGGAAGTTGACCGCCCGCATGCTATCGGGCAGGTCTGCAAGCAGGTCATGTGCATGCACTGCAGTCAAGCTGAAAGCGGTGCCCACTGCTTGGGTACCCACAACCGGATTGTGATGCAGCAGGTGTGTGATTCTTGTGGTCATGCGTTCCTCCATTACTCGGACTGGCTACGCGCCCTCAGTCTATCACTCAGCGGCACCCATGACTTCTGCAATCTGCCCCACTTGCCTGCGCCGCACTTCCTGAGGGTCTGCAACCGGTGCACGCTCGAGCAGGGCACCGGCTACCGCTTGACCTGGTGTCCGTGGTGCGAGCTCCTGCGCATAGATGCGCTCAGGCTCTCTGCCCGGCTGCATCTCGAGGCCTGCAGTGCCACCCACCAAGGCTTTCTCAATGGCTTCAGGGGTGAGGGTGCGCATGAGCTGCAGCATCTTCAGCCCCTCAGGGCTGGGCTCAAAGACTTTGTAAAGGGGTAGGCCTCGTTCATCTCTGCCCCACAGCAGGTGCGGCATGCCCTTGGGCACTCGCTTCCAATACTGTGGAAGCTGCTCATGCTGCTGCCCTTCAGGGGGTGGGATGTCTTGCGGCTTGAGCAGACGCTGGAACCAGTCCCATGCCCCATGCTCTCTGCCCATGTCTGAGTGATGGGCATACAGCGCAGCTGCCCAGAACATCTGCTCGTCACTCACAGGGGCTGCCCCATCAATGCCCTGAGTGTTGTACTGCTGCCCCTGCGTGAACTCGTCAAAGGCGCGCAGGACACCCGGTAGCGCTTCATCTGTGAGGGCTCGGGTGAGGGTTTCGCTCCCCTCCACCACCTGGTGGATGGTGCTGCCTGCCCGCTCACCTGCTGTGACTGCTCGCTTGAGGTCACTCACCAGGAGGTCACCCTGCCGAGCCATGCCGAGTGCTACCTCTGCAGGGGCGAAGATGGGCACCTCAGGCCCAAAGTAGACCCCATCACCGGCTGTCACGATGCCCAAGCTCTTGAGGCTCTTGTCACCATGCAGGTTGTATGGGTCCTGCGCTCGAGCTTGCTGCGCCTTTGCCTTGAACACCACGCGCGCCTTGTCTGGGTTGGTCATGATGGCCCGGGCAAGCTCGGTATACAGCTTGGTGTTGCCTGCTGCTGTGGCGTAAATCTGCCCAAGCGAGTCCCGGATGGGGCCTGGCACCTCGGAATAGTTGAACAGTGCACGCCGGGCATAGGCTGCAGCAGCCTCAGGGGTGCTGCCCTTGAGCAGCTGAGCCTCGAATGCACCCTGCCGCATGCTGTGCTCGATGGCTTCAGCAGTCCGGGTATAGAAGCTCTTATCCAGGGGGTTCAGCTCTCGCTTGACCACACCCTCAAGCGGTCCCTCTGCTGCGCGTCTGGCATCCCTGAGAATGTCATCTGCGATCGATCCCACACGCTGTGACTCAATGGTGCTGTACCCGAGCCCCAGCTGCTCACCCAGCTCCTCAAGCTGCTTGCCTGTGTAGTAGACCCCATCACCAGTCGTGAGGCCTCCCCCAAAGATGCGCCGCTTCAGCAGCTGGTCGGTGATGTCTGCCGACTCCTGCAGGCCGACTGTGAGCAGGGGGGTGAGCGCCTGCCGAAAGAGCGCAGCAGGGAAGCCGACCACATTGGGCAGCACGTAGCCATAGCGGGCATTGGTCACAATGTTTCGTCGACCAGTACCAAGCGCAAGCTGCGCAAGCTCACCCAGGGCAGACTTTAGGGAGCCCCTTGCTCTGGGGCTGATGCCCTCGATGAACTGCGCAAACTCCTCACCATTCTCAGCGAGCACACGTTCTGCGTGGCTCTGCCGGATGTCGTAGACCCTCTGCCGCTGAATGTCTCCACTGCGCAGCCGGGGCACCTCTCGCGCCACTGGCTCACTCAGGGCCGACACAAGGCGCTCAGCCCCTGCAGGGCGCTCCCCTGCCCGTCTGGTGAGGGCTTCCACAGCGCTGCCCAGCTGCTCAGTGTATTTGCCCTGTGCTGCGAGTGCTTTCTTGGTGCCTTCATCGACCGCCACCTTGAGCAGTGCTTTCTGGTAGTCCGGGGCAAGCCAGGAGGTGAACCGGGAAGTGCCGCGAACCCCTGCAATCCCTGGCACGTTGGCTTTCATCAGGGCCTGGTCAACTGCGCGCACTGTGTCTACTGTGGGCATGCTCATGGGTGAGAGGCCCGTGGTAGGCACCAGGCCCCTATCTTTGGCAAGCTCGAGCAGGCGCATGCCTTTCTCTTCATCGCCATAGATGGCACCCATGACCTTTTCCCAGGCCTGCTGAGTGCCCATGGGCTTGGGTGCCTTGGCAAGCTCTTCCACCAGGATGCCATCTACTGCAGCATCAGCGTTCCCCAGCTCGCGAGACTTGGCAGCCATGCGCTGCCCAATGCGGCGTAGCTCCGTCTGTGCAGCAGACCGGATGGCTTGCCGTGCACGGGCTACCGCTGCAGTCTCTTCCTCGAGGAAGCGACCACCCAGCAGCACAGCCTTGGCCCTACGTGCAGCAGGGGTCTGCAGGGCTCGGCTCTTAGTCAGTAGCTCAATGCCCTGGTTCTGCCCCTCGAGATACACCTGCGCCGCTGTCAGGTCTCGGGCAAGCCTTGCCTGCTTGGGTGCCTCACTGATGGCATGGGCATCCTCGAGCAGGGTAGTGGCCTCTCTGCGCAGGGAGGTAGGTACGTCTGCCCAGTTGTCATACTGCTTGAGCTGCTGGCCGACTGCATCTGGCAGCCGGTCAATCACATCCTGAGGGCTGCCCCCAAAGACCTGCCGACGAAATCGTCCAAGGGATGCCTGCATGGTGGGCTCAAAGACTCGAGGCACACCCACGTTGCTTGTCACCATGACCACATCATCAGGCACATTGAGCACGAGCTGCCTGCCGAAGTAGGCTGTGTTCTCACCCAGGATGGGTGCCACATCTCGCACAATCTGCGCAGGGGTGTCACTGGTGGGCTTGATGGCCTGGATGGCTCGGGTAGCCGTGGCCTCATCGAGTGCCCCAGACTTGAGCACATTGGTGGCAACCTTCCTGGCTACCCGTCCGTCTGCTGCTCGGCCTGGTGTCACTGCTGCTGCGATGTCTGCAACCGGGTTGGCCACACCCAGGGCAGCGGCTTGCGCAGCCTTTGTGAGCCTGCCTTGGGGCTTGGCAGCCTGCACGGCATTGGTGGCCTTGATGAAGGCCTGTGAGGCCTTTGCTGCCCCTGCATCTACCTTGGCCAGCTTTGCAAGACCCTTGGCTCCCTTGGCAGCAGTGCCAGGGCCTGCAGGCATGAAGACCTCACCCAGGCTGCCCGCAAAGTAGGCAGCATCAGGGTCACCCCAGACCTCTGCATACCAGTCACGCACTGCAGGGGCATCGTTAAACTCGTCACCCATGGTGCGGCCTGCACCCACATTCTGAGCAATCCGGCTGACTTCTGCATCGATGAAGCCCTGGAAGTCCTCGAGCGGGTTGGGCACCTCGACTACTGCAACGGTCTTCTTGCCCTCAGGGTCAAACGTGGTGAGCTTGCGCGTCTGGGAGGTGGTTGCCACACCTGGTGCAGGATAAGCGAGCTGGGGCACAGCCTTCACCAAGTCAGTGAACTGCTGCTCAAGCTCAGGACTGACTGCCCCCAGAATCTCGCGCCCCACCTTGGTGGGCAGCTGCAGGGGGTAGACCACATCAGGGATACCCAGGGTGCGCCTGGCCTGCGCTACAGCCAACCCAAGGTCATCGGGATCGACTGGCACACCCTTGCTGTCCACCTCGTAGCCGAGCCCTCGGAAGTAGCCCTCTGCAGCAAGGGCAGACACCCATCCGAGAGTAGAGCGCAGTGCAGCCCCCAGCTCCGTCTCTACCACTCCGGCTGTCTCGTCTGCTTGGGTGAGGATGCCCGAGATAAGTGGGCCAGCAAACTCAAAGGCGCTCACCTCTTCATCTGCTGCTACCCTGCGATCGATCTCAGCCTGCTGGGCTGCAATCTTCTGCCCCACCTGCCGGGCAGACTCAGCCCCAAGGATAGGCTGCAGGGCAAAGGCCTCAGTGACTTCCTGCTCTGGGGTGGGTGCACCCAACTGACCTGCAATCCTGCGCTCAGTCAGAATCTCACCTGAGGGCAGCACAGCCGGTATCTCTTCTTCGATGATGGCACTGGGCCGGAACAGTGGGAAGCCCTCAGGGTCTACGCGCCTGGGCTCTTCCCTGCCCGGCTGAATCACCTGCTGTGCCTCCAAGCCCAGCCTGGTGCGCTCCCTCTCGAGCAGGCGCGCACGTTCCCCAGCGATGTCACCCTCTTTGATGAACGCCTGCCGTGCTTCCAGCTCCTGCACAGCAGCAGCCTGCGCCGCTTCCTCTCGCGCCTGTGCAAGCTCAGCGGCAGGCGGAATGGCAGCGATGGGCTCAGGGGTAGGCGGAGCAGGCCGGGCAGGGATGCCAGGAAGGATGCCCTGCTGTCTCAGGATGGTGGTGACTTCCTGCCGGGTGAAATCATCAGGGAATGCGTAAACGGTATCGCCAACTTTGTACTCCATGGGCTGACCTACTCAAATTGCTGGGTTTGAGGGTTCCACGTAAGACGCTTGGGGGCAGGCTCGGGCACAGGCGCAGGGGGCTCAGCCTCCCCTGCTGGGGCTGCTGTGATGGTGGTCTCGGGCAGCGTTGTCACAACCCGCTCAGGCGCAGGCTCGGCTCGAGGGGCAGGGGGTGGCGCAGGTGGTAGAGGTTCCCCACCTCCCAAGACCTGCTCAATGGATTTGAACGCTGTGGTGCCTGGTGCTGCCAGCCTGACAGGCTTGCCCCGCTCGTAGACTGCATACCCTCGATCCGTCTTCCGATACAGAAAGCTCGGGTCTGTGGGGTCTCGCACAATCTCAGACACTGCAGGGGCAGGGGCAGGGGCAGCGGCAGTGGGTTCAGGTTCATCAAGATCGATACGCCGGAACCTTGAGGGTTCATCAAGCAGGGCCAGCTCAGGCTTGGGAGGTCCGGCCTCTGGCTTGCTCAGTCGCTTGGTGAAGAATGCCTGCTGGTCAAACTCCTCTTCGATGGCTGCAGTGATTTCCGCATCTGCCTGCGCTGCTTGCTCCTCTGCTTTGGCCTCTCGCTCTTTGGCTGCTCGCTGAAGCTCTCGCTGTGAGGGGCTGGCAAGGTTGCTGGTGGTGTACTCCTTCTGAGCCAGGGCAAAGGCACCAAGTCACGGGCAAGCCGCTGGGGCTTAGACACAGCCTCAAGCTCGATGTCTGCCGCAAGCACATCGTTGAGGATGTCATCCGCCTGAATCATCGCGTTGTAGTAGGGGCTCTGCTGATACTGCAGGTATCGGCCCTGGTTGCGCTCCGGGTCATACCCCCGTGCTACGAGCTCGCGGCGTGCACGCTCCCTGCCTGGGTCTGTGTACTGGGCACCTGGTGCCTCTGCTCGGGCCTGTTCGAGTTGAGCGATACGTGCTCGAGACTGCAAGACCTCGGTCTCGAAGTTTGCCCGCTGGTCGTTTCGGTAGGCCTTCTTTGCCTTGGCCTCGTCATACAGCGCCTTGGCAAACTCAAAGTCTTCAGCACTGGCAAAGTCTTCAGCAGCCAGGGTGCCGTCTTGCATGGCTGTCAGTGCAGCCTCAAAGGCATCCTGCTCGGTGCTGAAGCTCAGCCCCTTGGGTGCCGCTGTCTGCTCTCGACGTTCCACAATGGCCTGCCCGTCGTACCCACCTCGGATGCCTGCAGGGCCTGCGAAGAATGCAGCCTCGAGCTGCTGCTGCAGTGCACGCTCAGCGGCCTGCTCCTCAGGGCTGACTGCTCGAGGTGCGCCGCTGGGAGCCCTGCCCCTTGCCACCTGCTGCAGCTGCTGTCTGACGAGATCAATCTCACCCTCTTCGATGCCTCCACGCTCAAGCATGCGCACAATCTCAGCGCCCTGCTCAGGTGTGGTGTCTGAGGTGATGATTTCCAGGGCTGTCTGCACTGCTGTGACTGGCTGCGCCCCTGCACCTACAGTGACTGCCCTGAGCGCGTCTCGCTGTGCTCGAGGTAGCTGCAGGCCTGCTGCCCTACCTGCTGCCCCGGCTGCCACCCTGCGCCGTTCTGCATCCTCGCTGGCATACTGCTGCTGTAGCAGGGCCTGAGCGCTGCCCAAGTCCTGAGGGCGCACCCGGAACACTTCCTGCAGGTTGGTCAAATTCTGCCGTTCGGACTGCACCAGGCTGTCAAGATAGTTGAGCCTGTCCTGCTCGGCCTGGATGTCTCGGGTGATGTCCTGGTAGCGCTGAAACGCTGCCACAGTCCGAGCATACTGCTCGAGGTATTGGGGTCGTCGACCGGCAAAGCTGGTGGTAGGCATGGCAGTCTCTCAGGAGGGGACAAGACCGCCGAAGGAGCGGTCGGTAGCTGTGGGGCCGTACAGGCGCAGCAGGTCAATGTCAGACAGCTTGGGCACTTGCGCCTCCTGCATCTTGGTTTGTTGGGCCATCTGCAGCGCCTGGGAGCCGACATCTGCAGCCCCACCCAGGGCACCGGCTACCGTTGCTGCCCGAGCTGCGCGCAGGGCTGCATCTGCAGACTGTTGCTGCACCTCGAGCGCTGCAATGCGTGCACGCTGCTCCTGCTCGGCTGCTTGCTCGGCCTGCAGGATGGCTGTCTGCTCCTGCTGCTGCATGGTTCTGAGCGCCTGCTGCTCAGCCTGCTCCTGCAGGAAGAATTCACGGCCACTGATGGCCCTGCCTGCTGCCTGCTGCGCTGCCTGCTGGGTGAGCGCCATCGCCTCGAGGTCTCGGGTAGCGCCCATCTGCGCAGTCTCGAACTGCCTGCGCAGTGCGCCCTCCTCGCGCTCTGTGAGCCCAAGCTCACCTCTGCGCCTTCTGGCGCGCAGTTCACGTAGCTCAGCCTCTTGTTCAGGGGTCAGCTCTGCTGCACGAGCTGCACGCATCTGCCCAACACCTTGGGCAATCCCTGCGCCTGCTCGAGCTGCACCGAGCCCAAGCAATCCAAGTGTCAATGTTGCCATGGGTCACCTCAGAGGTAGAAAGTCTCGATCGATACGCCCCAGTTGACCACACCTGCACGGCCTACCTGGGAGTGGGCTGCAAGCCCAAAGCGGGCAGTGCCAGCCCCTGTCAGCGTATGCAAGAGGGTACCGTCTCGTGACTGATACGCTGCCTGTGTGGTGTACAAATTACGCGCACCCCGTGCACTTGCGTAGTCTTGCCAAGGTATAAACCCAGCCCCAAAATTGTTGACCACTTCTTGTGCGTGGTCAAGGTACGTGCTGCGCGCAGCTTCAACATTGCCGACGTAGGGGCACACCCAAACAAAACGTTGCGCCGTATTGCTCTCAGTGCCTGCCCCACCTGAGTTGTCTGGGCCTGCCTCGATTTCCCACCAATAATGAAACAGCATGCTGCAGGCCTTACGGACCTGGATGTCAATCGCTGTCTGTGGGATAGCGTGAAAAGTGTTGCTGCTCGTGCGTCCCTGCCCGCTCAAATACTTTGTGCAGAAGGTCAGCCGAATCATGCCCGAATCACTGCCCCCCTGGTGACCTGTGACCCCATGCTGCACTTGGCTGAAGGGCTCATATTTGGGGGGCTGCACATGCCGGGTATCGATCCACTTGGCTGCCTCCATATCGCCAGCGACCACACCAGAGTGCAGATAAACGCGGAGTGCCGCAAAATTGCCCTCAAGGGCAGCGCTGGTGAGGGTGGTGCCATCCACAAAGGTAGTGGGAGGGGTGTAGCTCATTTTACCCTCTGCTTGAGCACACTGAGGTTACCGCTGGTGTATTCCAAAGAGGCACCTGTGCTGTAGGTGGGGTCATGCACCAAGTAGTTGGTGGTACCCACAGACCAAGGGTGCATGATGCCCTTGACCACCACACGCAAGCCGTAGACCGTCTGGGCGCTCACAGTCCGAGGCAGGTACCAACTGCCCGAGATTCCTCGCCAATTGATATTGGCCTGTTGACTCGCTGAATTAAGCTCACCATTCAGGGGGTCGGCATATCGTAAATCTGCGGGCACTACGCTCGTAGCTTGGCAGTCGTTAAGTTGGTTTCCTCGCTCAGACCCAATGGTACCGGTAAAGTCACCCTGACCGGGTACCGGCTGGAATGCACTGAGTGCGGCGCTTGTGATGTCATACTCAAGATAGAACGCCCACACAGCACCCCAAGTGCTTGCTGCTCGAGTGCCTCCCCCAGTCCCAGGAAAGGTATAAAACCCGTGACTGCCTGCTGCATTCCAGTTGGTACCTGGGAGGGGCTTGACTGAGAGGTTCCAGTACACACGCAGGATTTCATCTACAGCAACAGTCAGGCCTGCACCAAAGGACATAGTGCCTGTGATGGCTGTTGCAGCGGCAGGCATGGCAGTCATGCCGTTCACTGTGGTGGTGCTGGTGTGCTTGAAAGAGGTGGCACCCAGGAGCTGTGACTGTGTGTGGGTCACCACCCACCCAGGAGCAAACTGGGGCAGGTCATGGGATGCATCACGGGAATTGAACTGGTTGAGGTCCGTCTGGGTGTAGCTGCTCAGCCGGTCATTGAGGCTGGCAGCATTGAGGGCATCCCCATCCTTGATAGGTCCATCTGTGATCCTGCTCATCTCCACCTCCCTACAGCCAAGTATCGCATGCCCCAGAGGTGAGCCTGGGGCACTACGTTGCTTGCTGATGTGAGTAGACAGTCATCTTGTGATGCACCGTTGATGCGCCACTGTAGACGAATCTGAATGTCACCTTGGGGCAGCAGTTGGCTGCCCAACACCCGGAATGCCTCATGATAGGCAGGCCCTCTACGCTCTGCGATTGTGACCCCATTGGCTGTGATGCGCAGGTTCACGTAGCGAGGATTGTAGGGGTAAAAGCCTCCGTTGCCCTCTGCCATTCCACCCATGATGTAGGCATTCCCCACCCACTCGAAGTGCAGCATGCCCCCCTTCCAGCCTGTCAGGGTGATGCCGTTGCCAGGACCTGCATTGACCCAGCCACCAGGGTACACCTGGAAGGCTGCAGCGTTCCAAGACTGAGGGGCTACTGCACCCGTGAACACTGCTGTAGTTTGCTCACCCCCTGAGGGGTACGCTGCTGCATGGTAGACCCGCTGCAGGGCGTAGTCTTTGACCCTGGTGGCATCTGCATACTCTCGCGGTAGCTGTGCACGGTCCAGCGTCGTGATGCTGCTCTGCTGTGCGCGCAGCTCGTCATTGATGGCACCGGGTGAGGCAGTGGCACCGGTTGTGGCTTCTCGCTGTGTCCACTTCTTGCTCATGCGCGCCTGCCCATGACCACCTTGGTGCCCTTGGTGGTGAACTCGTATTCGTGACCTACCAAGATGATGTCACCTTGGGTCTGGAGCTCAAAGCAGAACCATGCAGCAGACATGTGCGCGACACTGTAGCGCAGGGGCACCAGGCGCTCTTTCTGGTATGTCGTGACGCTGCCCAAGATGGCTGAGTCCAGTGTGGGAAGCGCCACAGCATCAGGAGGCTGCGCAAGGTAAGTGCGCTCGATGACAGGGGTGAGGCTGAAATCTTTGTAGTGGCGCATGGTGATGTCCACGTTGCCCGTTGTCATCACCCAGATGGTCACGTATGTGAGCTGCTTTTGCAGCTGGGGGTCATCAGCCGAGAACCAGGCCGATCGATAGGTACTGGTCGGTGGGTCATCATCGGTCATGGCGTCATCGACAATAGTAGACCCCAAGGCGCGCTTGCCCGAGAGGACAAACAACCCACGCTCTGTGTTGCTGTTGCCTGTCTCGCTGCCTGTGTTGTGTCCGAAGATGACTGTGCCATCTGCTCGAGCTGCAAGCGCTCCCACAGGGAAGCCCTGCCGAGTTGACCAGGGGCTCAAGCGCTGGGAGTCCACCAGGGCCAGCCGGTCAAGGTGCAGCACCAGACCCACGTTGGGCCGGTCGTTACCATTGGCAGCAAAGTACACATGATACTCACGCATAGCTGCAGAGAAGATGCCCACAGCCTTGGGCAGGCAGTCTGGGGTCATGCGCTCAATGAATTCATCCTGTCCCACAGTCAGGTTGACTGCATCCTGAATGGCACCACCCTCGAGGCCACCGGTGAGGGCATAGACACCATCCGAAGCAAGGAAGACCACACCCAGGCCGGGCACAGCTTGAATGGTGTGTGGGCTCTTACATGTGATGCTGTTGCTGATGGTGCTGACTTGGAAGTTGGGGTAGCTGCCCGTCACCACATCAATGCCACGCTCTCGAAAGACCAAGAGGGTGGTGTAGTGGGCAAATAGGCCGGTGATGGCCCCACCCTCACTGCTCAGTTGGATGAAATCAGCAGTCCCGAACTGCTCAATGAGACCCGGAGCGGAGTAATAGAGGCTCAGGCCATCATCGATGCCCCCATCCAGCCACAAGCTGCCCCCAAATAGGGCGCTGAAGCGCGCGCGAGGAGCAGGCAGGGGACCGGTGGCCAGGTCTGGCTTGGGTAGGTTCAGGTTGCTGGTGCGCACTGCATCAAAGAACAGCTCCTCACTGTTGTTGTTGATGATGTCCACGAAATACAGCGTGGTATCCCCTTGATATACGTAGTCGTCGCTGTAGTTCTTGGTGCGGTACAGCTTGCGGGCAACAGTGCCCTCTGGGCCAATGGGGATCTGCAGCCCCACAGCATGCCGGAACCCTGCTGTACCGGCATCTGGCTCCCATGCCGCTGTGCCCAGCTCGGATGCAGGCCCCTCACTGCCTGTGTTTGCAATGAAGCTCACAACATAACTGAACAGTGCCTGTCTGCTTTCATCGGCATCCCGACCCGGAAAGCCAAGGCCCCACCTGGCACCATCTGGCAGGCCTCTCGGGTCGCTGGGGTTCCACAAGGTGAGCGCGTTGCCCTGCGTTCGAGGCTGGTAGCCGCTGGCACCCACAGCAGGCATGGGCTCCACACGCAGGGGCTCAGGCGCTGTGGGCAAACCATCAAAACCAAAGGGCCTGATACACTGCCCAATAGCTGTAGCGCTGTCCGTTATGTTGCCCAGTGGCCAGGGATCGACCAAGACAGGCCGGTCTACTCCGTTGGTGACAATCACCCCATAGGGTGTGTCTGTGTACCAAGACCCTGCCTCTGTAGGTGTGGGGATGTGCCTGCCCGTTGCAAGGGTGCGCAGCACAAGCGTGTTGAATCCGAGCGCTTCATACAGGTAGTAGAGGGTGCCCTCGGACTCGAAGAGGGTGGCCTGCCGTGCACCGCCTGCGAGCTGCTGTGCAACATGCAGCGATGTGATGGGGCCAACAGACTGGAAAGGCTCCCAATTGTTGTAGCCCACACGGTACTGCTCGTACCCTACGCGCGAGCTCCACCCACCTGACACCCGGTCAAGGGTCCAGTTCTGCAGCTCACCTGCATCCTGCGGGTTCTGGGGCAGCCGAGTGGCCACCCCTCCTGCAAGCCTTGTCTGATATTGGGACTGGTTCATGGGGTAAACGTCAGCTTGCCATAGGGGTTGCGCACGAAACGATAGCCTGCAGTCGGTGTGCCCTTGATGATGCGCCGGGGCACCTCTTTGAGGTAGCGCTGCTCCATCGCCTTGTAGAGGATGGCCTTCTTTCTCCCGTAGACCTGAGACAGGGCAGGGTTGGCTACCTTGAGTGTAAGGTTCTCGAGCGCTGCATACGCCACAATCTGCGCATAGGCAGCAGGCACCAAAGGAACGTCTTGGTCTTCCTGCATGCGAGTGGGTGACACCACCAGGCGCACATTGAGGTCTTGGTCACTGCTCGGGTGAGGGTACAGCTGCACCGCCTGATAGAGGGCAGACTGGTTGAACCGGTACCGGATAGCACGCGACTGAAAGCCCTGGGTGCTCAGGTGACTCAGGCGCAGGTCCGGCTTCAAACTCACCCCTGCTGTGGGTGCCACTGTGTCGACGCCTTGGGGCAGCGGGTCTTCTGCATCTGCATGCCGAATGCGCACAGGGGCCAGGATGTTGGCCTCTGGGCAGGTGAAGTAGTAGCGCCGGTACAGGCCGGTCACGTTGGAAATCACCTCAGGGGTGAGAATCAGCGTCTGATTGTCTGCCAGGGTAAATGACGCCACCTTGCTCAGGGCAGACTCAAAGCCGCTGCTCACGTCGTCCCGATAGCTGGGAGCGTTCTGCGCGTTTGGTGCAAAGACGTTGCACATGTACAGGTTGATGGTGCGCACACCCTGAGCGACCCCTACCACCTGGCTCACCCCTCGAGGCACCTGAGGGGCTGGCACTCGTCTGCCCTCACTGGGTAAGAATGCCTCGATAGTGCCGAGCAGGCTGGGGTCAAGGTTGGCGTCTTCCTGTTCCCACTTCGAGAGGAACAGGGCTTTTGCAGGGATGGTGCCCACATGGGGGTCACCCACGTTCTGCACAGTCATGCAGTCGCTGGGCAGGTAGACCTCTCGCCGCTTGACGGTGACTGAGTAGGTGCCTGATGCACCCGTATACGCGCGGTCGATATACAACCTGGTGGTGAGCTCCACCCACTGCACTCTGCAGAAGTGGCTCACCCCTGCGCTGTCTGTGAACTCGAGGGAAGCCCCTGCAAGCTCACTGCCCGGCTTGACTGTGGTGCCCACGTTGAAGCCGGTGCCTGTGACCTGCGCCTGCCCGGCGGTGAACGTCAGGTTGAGTGTGGTGTCGGTCCACACCTGTAGCTTGCGCTCACTGCTGGCGAATGCCCAAGGCCTGTCCGTCAGGCAACGTGTCTGGGCATCGTTCAGCAGGCTGACAAGCTGCGCTCGGTACGTTTCGTTGCTGGGGTCGTAGTCCAGCAGGTTGCCACAGAAGTCAAGCAGCTCACCTAAGTTCATGGCAATACCTCAAGAAAAGAGCCCCAGCCCTCTCGAGCACAGAGGACTGGGGCAGGGCAAGCGGCCCGAGAGGACATTGGGCCGAGCCTGCCCCAGGGGGGGACTTAGAAGCGCTTCAGGATGTGGATGGCAACCTTGTTGGCAGTGGTTGCACCCTTGGCCTCAAGAGCCACAGCAAACAGGCCAGCAGTGTCACCGGCTGCAGCAGTCTCGACTTCACCGGGTGCAGTAGATGCAGCGGAAAGCGCTGCACCGCTTGCGATGGTGCCACCGTTGCACTTTACGTCTGCAGCGTAGCCACTGACTACAACGCGCACCTGCTCACCTGCACCGGCTGCAGCGTTGAGCGCTACACCGATTGCAAGCGGGTTGCCGGTTGCAACGTTGGCAGCCTGCTTGATGTAGAGCACCCGGTCTGCACCGGTCTTGGTGTTGTCGAGTCCAACCACATCACCGGCTACGATGGCAGCGCTGGAGATGAAGGTCTCCACCTGGCGACGGTTCGAGGTGTCGCCTGCAATCGAGGTGGGGCTGGTGATGCCATCACCCAGGAACTGAACGAGAGTAGAAGTTGCCATGATTCTCAGGCCTCCGCATCGAGAAGAACACCATGGGATGCAAGGTGTCCGGTGACGAGCTGCATACGGCAGAACACCATAGCGGCTTCAGTTGCAGTACCAGGGACGGGCATCATATCCGAGACCTCGAAGAAGCCATCGGTATCAGCGTACAGCTGGAAGTTGCTGCTGCTCAGCACGTAGGCCGAGACAGGCTTTGCCGGGTTCTGCGCCGTGAAGCCAAGGTTGGGTTCCACATAAATCTTGGCACCGCGCCACATGGCCACCATGTCACGATCGAGGCTCTCGCGGTCGCCTGCGCTGACGTAGTTGACAAAGGACTGCTGCTGCTTCTGGAAGGCAGCAAAGCACTTGGGGCTCATGAAGATGATGTCAGGGAACTCACCGGACGGGTTCCGAATCTGACAGTCAATCATGAGCTGGTCAAGGTGCGACAGGTCAAAGCCTGCACCGGAATCGAAGAAGTTGTTGAACCAGTTTTGCGCTTGGTACGTTGCCTTCGAGAGACCGCCCACACTGTTCTGCTGGGTTGCAGCGGTGACACCCTCAAGCCAACCAGTGCCGGCTGCAGTGGTCATGCCGTTGAGGGTTTGCAGGGTGGTGAGGCTGGTGCTGTTACCGACCATGACCTGCTTGCTGACCTCTTTCTTGAGCCCAAGCATGACGTTCTTCATCTTGGATTCAAGGATGTTGACTACAGCCAGGTCACCCTTGTTGGCAGCCTTTTCCACTGCGCTGAGAATGATGGGCTGAGTGAAGTTCGAGTATTCGAACTTGGCCGACTGGAAGGGGTCCGTCACTGCCATCGAGACAGGCTCAAAGCCGTTGCTCAGCTCAGTGATGCTGCTGTGCTCACCGAAGATGACAGGCTGTTCTACGCGCAGGCCGCCCGAGACTTTGACCAGGTTGCCTGCAGACTCAATGGCGCGGAAGAGGGGATGACTGAGAAAGCTGTTGTCGATGAGCTTGTCACGCAACAGCTGCAGCGTGGTGCTGATTACTGACTGGGGTGCCACGATAGGCCTCCACTGTGGGTTGATTGCTTGCGGTATTTGAGGCGTGCAGTGTTCGTCACTGTGCCGATAGCGCAAGCCTCCACAGTGGGGTGGGCTCACATGGGGGCACTATAGCATGGTGCTACTTACGGTGCATAGCCTGAGCTATGGCCAG